AACTGGAAGTGTACATTATCTACTCTAACTTCTGGTGGTACTGTGAAATCATATGGTTCTAGGTTACCTGAACCAGTACCATTAGGAGTAGCAGGAATAACAACACCTAATGTAGTCCAGTTGGTAGGATCTAACCATTGAACTTGATTGTCTGTACCAGTACCAGGTTGAGTTTTCAACCAGAGTCCTTGCTGAACACCAGTGTATATGTTGAAGATTACTGTGTCTCCTTTATAAAATCTAAGGGATGTGTTTAATTGTCCACGTTGTTCTATGCTTTGTCCTCCCTCGATGGATATTCTATCACCACCGTAAGTACCGTAATTGCTATTCGTAGATAGATGCCAATGAAATGAACCAGGTGTACCATAAACAGATGCTGTAATATCAACATAGAAGATCGAAGGAGCCCAACTACCAGTTCCATCATTATTAGGACCATCCCAAACTTCTATCTCCCCACTCATATTTGCTTCAACATCATTGGTGTAGTAGATAGTACCAACCTCGTTCATAGTATGCTGAAAATATTCTGAACCAGTTGCACCGTTATACTCAAGATTCTGAGCGAATTGATATCTTAAACGAAGTTCCTCAACACCTGCAATGTCTGGTGTTTCACCACCATTCATACCATTACCACGGATAGCATACACCCGAACAGTGTCGAAGTTAGTCATATCAACTTTGTTTAGGGTAGCATATCTTTCACCATAACTATCACCAAATCTTAGGTGTGTGCCTCCCACATTAAAACCACCCCACGAACTATAACCCGTACCATTTGGTGCAATTGTTACTCCAGTACTGAACTGATAGATGTTAGTTGCATCTGTTGTGTCGAATTTAGTACCATCTAGTCGTACTTCTGTTACCACTCCATCTTCAATGATTGCTGTGGCAGATTCACTTGCCATACCACCACTTAGTGTTACGAGTGGAGCGTATGTATAATTAGAACCACCATTAGTAACTTCAAATCTCTTAAGGTATCCTGTAGTTGATAGGTTTACACTAATTGCTCCTGTAGAAAGCGAGAACTCTCCATTAGGAGCAACTGGTTGACCAAGACTAAACGTAGGTACAGTTTCAAATCCATTGCTACTAGATAATACTGGAGCAGATGTTATTGTGTATTTTCTGTTGGCTTCAAAGTTAATAATGTTAACTGGTTCTGGAGCATTGGGAAGTTCTTCGTCATAGTTTGTCCAGTAAGGTGCTTTATAAAAATCTTCTCCTACTAATTGATTTGCTGGTAGTACTACGTCACCTGAACTGTTCTTTATTTCGTTAGTTTCGTAGTGTTTAATCTCAAATGGTTTTTCGTACTTGTCATTTATATAATCCTGTAAGACAGGAGTAGGCATTGGCCAATCAAAGTATGGATTGATTATATTATTTGCTAGTAAAACAACCCAGTCATATTGCGAGTCACCATATACTTTTTCTGATACTATGTCTGGACGGTCAGCATCTGTTACTGTGTATTGTTTGTAATAGACTAGACTATCTAATGAAGCATCAGATATTTTAAATCTTCTGAAGATATTTTTTGCAGTCTGGTACTGTTGCTCCGACCAAGGAAATAGGATAGGTCTGGTAGCAAGAGATATGTTAGGTAAGTTATTAAAATATCCCATTAGTAGTACTGTTTAGTGTATTGGAAATCATCACCATAATCATTACTGATGACAGTTTTTATCTCACTAAATCCTAGTTGTAATCCAACAGCAGTAGGAGCACCGTCTTCTAAGGTTGACCAAGAACCACCAGCAGTATAGTTCACATTAATATCTGTGAGAGCACAAGCTTTTATCTTATTTAACCAGTGGTTTTCATTGGAACCAGTCTTGTATTGTATTTTATATACGTGTGGTACGTTTAAGAACCATCCACCTTTACCCAATTCAGGTGAAGATGCTTTTTTGAATTGCCATATCATTTCTTTAATGATCCTTGATTCTCTTTCGTTTCTGGGTACTAGAGTCCATTGGAAATTGAACCTTCTAAGTACTGGTTTGTCGAAGAATACTTCTAGGTTAGGGTTTTGTACTTGACCTAGAACACCACCTGATGCAACGTTTTCATTGATGCCAGAAGCACCAGCAGCACGTAGTGCCAATAATTTCTGAATAGCATTGTTATGCCAAGCATTCTTTGCATCATTACCTGCTTCTTCTACTGCACTTGTGAGAGCCTTACCACTCATTCCTGCATCTATACCAGCACCAGCAGCTCTGAGTAGTGCCATCTGTATATTACTAACTGATTGACCACTCCAAGATCTTTGTTCACCTAGTCTTATATCTTCTGGCATATAAATTATTGACTTCTTATACTTACTGTTAGATAAGTCACCACCACCTAATCCTGTCACATCATACTCTGCAAATCTTCCACCCCAACTTGATCCACCAGTTTCATCTAAGCATTTTGCTTTTCTAAATGGTGGTTGATATTTGTAAACACTAAACATTAAGTAGTCATCAGATGTTTCTACTTTATCCAGTGGAAACCTTAATGATGCTTGACTGCTTGCTAGGTTAAATGATACACTCATCGAATCTGTCTCTTGGCACGGAACCTAAATTTTGTCAACGGATCATTACGAAACCATACTGTACGAGATTCTACAGGTATTTCTAATGATCCTATAGATGATACGAATCTTTCTATAGGCATATAGATTGCTGAATCCCAATCAGTCTCTGCTATTTCTATATAGAGACGATTTTTTACATCTTCACTTTTGTATTTATGAATTACTTTTCGGGGTACATCTATCTTACCTTTTAGTAGAGCATCAATTGTTTTTAATCTCTTCTTAGGACTGACATAATGTAGGTTTGCAAGGTAAAAATGTTGACTGGTTCTATTTAAAACTACACCTACTGGTAGTTGATCGTAGAATGGTAGTTTGTCCTTGGTTGCCTTAGCATCATACTCAAAGAGTACTATCGTACCTACTCGTGGTGTATATCTGACACCGTTTCCGTCATCTAGATTACTTCTTTCTCTTTCTATGATATTATCTTTATTTGTTTCTGCAAATGAAGAACGCATTGCTATACTAGCTGCCTTCTTCCACCAAGATGGGGATCTATCTTGACCATCTTGTGCTGACTCTAGTTTTTCAAATACGGATTCCAAGTTCTTTCTCTGTGAAGATTAAAAATTCTGCTTGTCTTTTCTTACAATACTTTCTTGCTGCTTTCCATTTTGCTTGGTTCTTTAAGAAAGTATTTGATTCATAGAGGAATTGTTTTCTAGTTCTTTTACCTTGAACAGGTGCTTTGGTTTGTTTGTCTGGTTTGATTTCAATTATATATTTCTTTAACACACCAGTCTGTTCACGTACTTTAATATAGAAGTCTGGATAGTAACGGTGTACTTTGTTATCTGTAGGACACGTGTACGGTATCCAAAATTCTTCACTCCCCCACTCAATTATATTAGGATTTCTATCACACCATTTCATAAAAATTCTTTCCCAAGAGGAACGGTAGAATATATTTCTATGGTTTCCTCTGTATTTACTCGCATTCGCTGGAATGTATACTCCCTGCTTGTACATAAATAAGATGTATTCCTTTAGCCTATTTAGATGGCAAACCTATACTCTAAGGTTCAGGAGAAACTAAATCGTGGTGGTGGGATTGCTAAGTCCAACCAGTTTCGTGTTGTTTTCCCTGATTTACAGGGGGGAATCTTTAATTCGGATTTTCCAGTTAATTTCGATAGAAGTACGCTGGAAGTTTTGTGTAATGCAGCATCACTACCTAGTGTACAAGCTGCTACTCAACAAGTGAATGGATACTATACAGGATCATCTTACAAGTATCCTACTATGAAAATGTATAGTGATTTAAGTCTTAGTTTTATTTGCGATGCAAATATGACTGCGTTCAAAGTAATGAACTCTTGGTTTGATAGAATATTTCAAGAGAAGAGTATGTTTAATCAGAAGGAAAGGATTCCAAATGAGATGTCTCATTACCCTCAACGTAATAAGAATCGATTTACTCGTTTAGCATACCCTGATGACTATCAAAGAACAGTAATTGTAGATAAGTTTGAAGCAGGTCCACGATACAGTGAGCAAGGTAGAAGTATTCGTTACTTCTTTACTGATGCTTATCCTTATTCTATTGATGCAGTACCACTGGATGCAGGAACAACAACTCTGATGACTGCAACTGTTAACTTCCATTATGAAAGGTTTGAAGTACAGTATGAAGATGCAAGAGCAAACATAGTGAGTAGTACTAATAATATTACTAGTTCTAATAAGAACCCTGCTACATTTCAAGGAGCTATTGATCAAGTTAAGGATGCATTTAATGAATTCTCAGCAGAATTCGATTCTCTATTCTAAAAAAAGTGGAAAAAAAACTCAGGTAATTTTTTGAGTCTTTAGGTTTTTATGTTTAATCTTGAGTATGTTTTGTCTCTATCTAATACAGATAGATCTTCTATTGTAGAAGGGTCGGAGTTGTTTGTTGTGCAATATGAACCTGCTGTACGTGTATCCAAATTATATTTCCTAAACAAACAGAAGAATTGTTTATACAAATATTCTAATGGACTGGAGTCCTATCAATATTTTGGTGACCGTACAAAAAATTGGAGAGATGATGAACCAGACTACGGTAGTAATTTAAGGAAGGTGGCAGAGCATTTAGGTATTGGTATTGATCTTAAGGATAGAATTTGTATAGATGTTGTAGAGGATGATGATTATTATATTAACTTTCAAGCAGCAGAGAGAAAAGCAGCACTACAAGTAGTGAAAGCAGTAATGTGGACGTATTCTATAGGAAGTGAGGATATGTTAAGTACTATGAATGCTATAAATGGTACGGAATGGAATACAATAGAGCAGGGGATAGAAGTTGATGGAGTGTTAGGTATTAAGATACCGTGTTATTCATCCAAAAATTCAGTAAAGTTATACTCTAAGCCATTTAGACCTAAAATTGGTGGTGATTTAAAATTCAATACCGATATACAGGGTGTCCTTGACAAAATATATGATGGAAAATTTACTAAAGAGAGACAAAAAGAATTGATTTTAGGTATGGAACCCACTACTGAGAGGTATGTGATCTATTGTTTTAGAAATCACGTCCGACATCCAGTCTAAATAAAGATACTGAATTGAACATACTATGCCTTTACCAAAAATTGAGGTGCCAACCTATACTACTGAACTTCCTTCTACTGGTCAGACAATTAAGTTCCGTCCCTTCTTAGTTAAAGAAGAGAAGGTGCTGTTGATGGCTATGGAGTCGGAAGATGATAAACAGATTACTGATGCTGTATGTACTCTTCTTACTAATTGTATTCAGAGTAGATTAAAAGTCAGAACATTACCTATGTTTGATCTGGAATTTTTATTCCTTCAAATTCGTGGTAAGTCTGTGAGTGAGGAATTAGATCTTAAGATCACTTGTAGAGATGATAACGAGACAGTAGTAGATGTACAGATTCAACTGGATGACGTTAAGGTTGTAAAACCTGAAGGCATCACAGATATGATCAAAGTTACTGATAATATTGCTGTTAAAATGAAGTATCCTCAACTAGATACTTTTGTTAAGAGTAATTTTTCACAGAATTCTAAGCCTGAAGAGGCATTTGATGTTATCATACAGTGTATCGATCAAATTATTGAAGGTGATGAGGTACACGAGGCTTGTAATGCAACTAAGAAAGAATTGAATGGTTTCCTAGATAGTTTAACATCAAAACAATTTGAGAACCTACAAAAATTCTTTACTAATATGCCTAAGTTATCTCACACATTACTTGTGAAGAATCCTAACACTGGCAGCGAAGATGAGTATACTATTGAGGGATTAGCCGCTTTTTTCGGCTCGTGATGTCGTATAACAGTCTTGAAAATTATTTCAGGACTAACTTCTCTCTTATGCAACATCATAAGTATTCTCTAACAGAACTTGAGAATATGGTACCGTGGGAGCGAGAGATATATGTGACATTATTATTACAACATCTTGAGGAAGAAAAACTAAGGCAACAACAGCAGACACCATAATGGCACCTGAATCATCACAAGAAAGAACCGCAGATAAGATTTTTGGATCTAAAAATGATTCGATTTCTGCTGCTTCATTGCAGCAGCATCAGATTACTAATAATCTGTTGGGTCAACTTGTTGGTTTGCAAACGGAGCAGTTAAAGTTAGACAAACAGAAATTTAATTTTGAAGCTAAGAGAATTAATGCTTCAAAGTTTGCTTCTCAAGAAGCAGGAATAGAAAAATTTAGTGGTGGTAAAGGTGGTGCTGGTTGGGGTATAAGAACTTCTGGTGGTAAAGGATTAGGAATAGGACGTTTAGGTTTTACTGATGCTGCTTTGATGGCAGCTCTTTTTGGTCCTGAACTTTTAAGAAGGTTCACTGGTCAGTTAGATTTAAGAGCACGGCAAACATTAGATAGAGTTAATAAAGTATGGGATAAATTTACTCCATCAATTCCTGGTTTTAGTGATTTTGATACCCGTCCAGTTGCGATGGGTCTTACTCAATGGAATAGACAACCTGGTGAAGCAGGTCAAGTTGGTAGGCAGATATTAAGTAAGGCTAATGTAGGTGCTAAAAGATTATTTGATCTTAATGATGGTACTAGTGCTATTCGTAGAGGTAGAAGGTTTGTTGCTAGTAATGCTTTAGGTGGACTTAAACAGACTGGATCTCTGCTTGAAGATTTTGGTACTAGAATAAGAGCTCCACGATCAACTCTACCTGGCACAAGTAGAGGGATGTTTACCCAGTTTAAGGATCCTGCCTTTGGGATGAAAGGGTATACAGCACCAGCTTTGAATAAGTTCCTTGCTAAGGGTGGTGGTTTAGATATATTTGCACAGGGTTTAAAGAATAAAACAGTATCAGCGTGGGATGATCTACTTAAATCTTTTGGTAATTTCTTTAAGACCATAAAGAATTTAAGGTTCGCTGATCTTGTTAAAGGATTGAGAGGTTTTGGTGACACCCTAAAGAATCTGGGTAGGACTATAACGGGAGGATCGATACAGGCAATGGGTAAGGGTCTTCAGGCCGCACCCAAAGGTATTTGGAGTATGTTTAAGGGTACTAGTCAAGCACTCAATACAGGTAGGAAAGGTCTGTCAGCAGGACTGAAACTTACTAGTAAAGGTCTTGGAAGGGTTCCTATTCTTGGATCATTACTTAGTGCTGGTTTTGGTGCTATGGAAGCAAATGATGAAGAGTTTCAACGTTTGCGTGAAGAGAATCCAATGATGTCTGACGAGGACATCAAAGCAAACCTTGCTAATGGTACGTTAAGTAAGAATAAGAATAAGATTATTAGTAGGTCTGCTGGTGCTGGTATAGGTGCTGGTGCTGGTACTGTAGCAGGTTTCTTACTTGCTGGTCCTGTTGGTGCTGCAATTGGTGCTTGGTTAGGTGAGAATCTAGGTAAGTTTTTAGGTGAGGGTATTGGTTCAGTCTTTAAAGGATTTGATTGGGGTGAGACCTTTAGACCTGTAATGAATACTTGGAAGGAAATGACTACAGGTATTGGTAATGCATTGAACAAAATGGCTGAGTCATTTGGTATTGGTGGTGGCGGTAGTGGTGAAGGAGGATTTATTACTGCAATAAAAAATATTGGTAGAATTATTGGTATCATTGCTAAGGTATTGATCAAAACTCTAGTACCAATACTACAGATGACATTCAAGACTATCCAATGGGTAGTAGAGGCTATAGGTTTTGCTATTCAAGGTATAGTTTGGGTTGTTAAAGGTATTATGGGTATTATTCAGAAGGTTATAAGTTGGATCCCCTCTTGGGCTGGTGGTGATAAACTCAGGGAGATGAGTGCTGGTCTTAGCGAGTTTATGTCGGGAGATGTAATTGGTAAAGTTAATAGTTTTGTTGACAATACTAATACTGCATTCGCAACTGAGCAAGGTAAAAGTGATCGTGCTAGTGGGACAGGTGGTAAGTATTCTGCTCCTAGTGGACAAGGTGGTTCGGGATCGGTAATGTTTGCTAGTCAGATGGAGCAGGGAACAAATAATTATCTTACAGCAGTTAATAAACCAACAACAGATAAACCAGTACTTACGTCTGGGTTTAGGACATCATCTAGACCTAACCATCAAGGTATAGATATAGGATTTAAAGGTGATAAAGGAGGTCAACCTTTATTCCTTCCTGCTCAGGCTAAAATCACTAGTAATGGAATGGATGCAGCTGGATATGGTAATTACATTACCTTTACTACTCAGAGTGATAACCTGACCCATTTATATGGTCATATGCAGGCCAAATCACCACTTGAAACTGGTAAGATGTTTCCTGGCGGTACATTTGCTGGTAAGGTAGGTAATACAGGTACTTCTAGTGCACCACATTTACATTGGGAAGTTGGTAGTGTTGAATCAGATGTAGGACGTGGTGGTGCTAGTCTCAGAGATCCAAGAGTATATGGATATGGATTGACTACTCCATTTGAAAAGGTTGATGCAGCAGTAGCAGCATCATCATCTTCAAGTAGTTCAGGAAGTGATATAGCAAATATATCTGGTACTAATACATCTACAAATGGTGCAACTATAACATCTACTAGTACTAGTGCGGATCAAATCGCACAAGATATAGGAACACTACTTGCATCAACTAATGTAGGAAATAGTGGAACACCAATTCAAGGTTTAAATCAATTGGGAAGTGGTGATAGTCGTAGTTATGACCTACCACCAGAATCAATTGGTAAGGTAATAAATACCGAAGCTAATATAGATGATGGTGGAATTGTATTCCCTGCTAATATTAATTAAAGATGGCAACTACTAATAGTAATGCATTAGACTGGGATCTTAGGGTTTGTAAGATTCAATTATCTAACAAGAGACTTGTTGATATTAGAAATCAATTAATAAGTTTCTCTTATTATGAAGATCTTACTAGGATGAATCCAGTAGCAAAGATAGTTTTTAGTGATGGTAAGCAGAATCTTAATGTATCTGAGGGAAATGTAGTATCTTTATTGTATATGACTAGTGCTCATACTGATGATGATTATACTGCTTTCCACGGTTGTGTTGAAAAGATAGTGTCAAAATCAACTCCCGATGGTAAAATATACGCTTGTACTCTAGTCACTCCTGAATCATTAGCTATAGCAAAATGGAAATCTGAAGAGTCTTATAAAGGAAATGGTCTCGAAATATTAAAGAAAGTATTTGAAGATTCTAAGTTTGAATGTGAACTTGAAGGTGATGGTAACGCACCATTCAACCCACTAATAGTAACAGCAGAAAAGAAGACAATGAACAAGCTTGTTTATGATGTATGTTCTCAGTCTATACCTGCTTCTGGTAAGACTATGAATACGTGTGGTTATTTTTGTTGGGGAACCAAGAAGAATATGAAAGGTTCTAATTCTTACAAGGTTAGATTTAAATCTATTGATAGTTTACTTTCTGTGGGTGGTACTCATAGTGGAGAAGATTCTGAGTACTCATACTATCAAGCATCAGAGGCAGTGAGTTTAGATATACCAGCACAGTTAATCCTAGGTAACTTTCAAGTCACGGATAGAGGAAACTGTAAGAAGATGGCTGATGATGGTGTTTTTCTTGCTAATGCTATAATATACAATACAGACACTAAGAAGTATAGTAAGAGGGAGTGGGATATTAGAGATTACTGGAATAGATGGGGTCATATTGCTAAGGCAGAAGGAAGTGCACCTTGGGACAAGAGTGATTTTCTCAAAGAATTTATGAATGAAGGTAAGGCAAACAAGACATTCAAGTTGGTGATAAGTCACGAAAATTTTCACGACTCTGAAGAAAAAGCAGCACCAGGTCAGTTGGCTACTGAAACTAACAGTCAGTCTGCTACCTACCAAGATTGGGATGAGGAAACATACGTGCAATATAGAGCAAGACGTGCTACAATGCAGATGACTACCAGTAACATAACAGTTCCTGGTAATCAATACCTCCACGCAGGAGATAAAATTAAATTATATCTCCGTGACTCAATACCAGATCATAAAACGTCAGTAGATAGTTATGATAAGGAATTGAGTGGAAACTACCTCATCTATAGAATGTGTACAGAATATTCTATGGTACCTAAGAAGGAGTGCTGGACTGCCGCAACCCTAGTTAGGGATACACTAAACAAAAATTGCTAACCTATGGACACCTCATTTCTGGATGAATATCCACCCGAAATAACTCAAGGAGCTTACCAGATTCTTGAGAAAATAAAAGTAGAAGAAGATGTAGATGTGAGAGTTAAGTTGTACGGTCAACTTGCTATGGTACTTGAACAGATGAAAAAAAAGTTAGAGACTTATGATTCATCCGACACCAAAGACAAGTTGGACGTTGAAGTAACTAACATTAGCACTAAATAATTACATCGTAAGCGTTATTCTTATGAAAACTATCGAAGAACACATCCAAAGGGATAGAGATATCCTAGACAACCCTCAGACTAGTCCTGCATCACGTAGGCATATTAATGAGGAG